CTGTTTCAGCCACGTACTCTGCATACTCAGTTACTTTCTCAAGATTCTCCTTTAAGTAGTCGATATACTTAAGTAGGTTTTCATGAGTAGTTGCACCTTCATTATAAGACTCTGCTAAATAATTAGTGTAGTTTTTAATTGATTCAACACCTTCTGCAACATGTTCAGTGTATTGAATACCTTGATCTAGTTTTTCTGCAACATGTTCAGTGTATTGAATAGATTGGTCTAGTTTTTCAGCAATGTTTTCAGAGTATTGGATAGACTGGTCAGTTTTCTCAGCAATGTGCTCAGAGTACTGAATCGCCTGATCTAATTTTTCACTTAGATAGTTAACATAGTTTTCTAGTTTAGCAGTCGCAGACTCGTCCTCTTTGGTAGTAGCCGCTGAAACACCTTCTTTTAAGGACTTAATTTCTTCAGCTAAATACTTAGAATACTTGTTAAAATCTTCGACTGTGATAAATTTTGATTCAGCCATTTTTTCTTCTGGTTTATTTTCTGTTATAATTTGTAGTTGTTCTTGTTTATTTATCTCAAAAATTTGGATGTCATCGTCATTTGAGAAACCGTAAGATTCGTTCACTCTCTTTAATTCAGCGTTTTCGAATCCTGGATCAGCTACTAGATCATATGTAAAAAGCTGCTTAATCTTAACTTTTCCGTTAGATTCAACAGCTCCAGCAGCTCTACTTGAAATTTGAAGAGGTACACCAGCATCTACTAAGGCTTTAGCCTGGCGACCCGCATCTGTATCTAATAATCTAATACGTCCCTTGATTTGTTTATTTTGCTCGTCATATGTAATTTCTTCAATTACGTGAGAAACATTTTTTAAAGAAACGTCAAAGTTTTGAGGGTGGTCTAATTCACCTAATAACTTAGTTGCTTTAATTTTAGCTTGTAGGGCTTCAATTTGAGGAAGATACTCTTCTGCCGTATAAATTCTGTTATTACGGTTCTTTTTATCTAGTTCTCCAAAAACACCTTCAAGTACATAGTTACCACCTTCGGATGTAAATTTTAACTCAGAAGATGACTTCTCTATGATTAATAGATCTTTTGTGTTCATATTATTTGATTATTATATTTGTAGTATATATCAGTGTGTAAAAATGTGATTTTTTACTTTTTTATTTTTTAAATTCCTAAGTCTGCTAAAGGGTCTTTAGAATCTCCACCTTCAGCGGCTTCTTTCTCTTCTTCCTCTTTTTCAGTTTCTTCTGCATTCACCTCTTCTCTATATTCTTGATAGTATGCAACTAGGGTTGAAATATCATTTTCGGTAAAGGCGCTGTTGCCGTAAGTTTTATAGAAATGGTCTAAGAATTCATCTTCGGTTTCAGAACTAACTATTGTGCCGATAATTTCTTTAGATTTAATTTGGGTTTCTGCATCATCTAGCAGATAATCATCTACTACCACCTTTGAATCTGGAGTGACTTCAGTTGCCTCTTCATTCACAGATTCCTTTAACCCCATTTTACTAATAGTATCTTGTACAAATCTGGCCGCATCTTGCATTGAATAGTCAAATTCTTTAGCAATTTTCTTTAAGAATTTTTCTACCATCTTTTGTTCAGCTGATAGGTTTTCATTTACAGATTCTAGTACCTTACCGTTCTTTTCGATAGCTTCTAATGTTTCTGGTAGTGACGTAACTAGTACGCCAAAGGTGTGATGCCATCGAGGAGCTTGTGAACTGTATGTTAATTTAAACTTATCTTCTAGTTCAGGGTGCATTGCAAAAACACCACCTGGTAGGTTATGAATGATAGTGCCTTTAGGTAGAGTTTGGTTTATAAAGCTTCCAATTTTAACCCCTTTAACTGGTTTTTTTAGCTCGTATTTGCGGTCTTCTAAAGAAGTAATCCAGCCGGCTTTAGTACCGGAAGTTGGACTAGTTATAACCTCGGTTACAAATTCTTCGAATAATTTAATACGTTTCATTATTTTATTTTTGGGTATTTTTTCTTAGCTTCTTTGTAGAATTTTTTGTAGTTTGTTGCAGACATGTGGTCTTTTGCTGCTCCTAAAAAGTCTTCTAATGAAGTCCAATTAGTATCTGCTAATTCGTCTTGAGTTGTAGAAACTTGAGCCATTTTATCTAAAAGTGAACTAACAATTTCTGGAGTTAGTTGAGTTTCTGTGCTTGGCTTTTCAGGACCAGCTGCTCTTTTAAGTGTCCACCAATCAACTTTTTTAGGAATATTATAAGTAACAATTCCCTTTTGTTGGTCATTAGGACTAATCTGGCCAGGTTTACCGATATTGCTAGTAATATTATCTAAATCTAAATTATCATCAAATCCTTTAAGTGCTTTTTGAATATCTTTAGTTAAATCAATATTTGCAGTGCCCGGTGTAGATTTAATGTAAACATTTGAAGTTGTGTCCATGTCGTCATACTCTGAAATTCCTTCGATTTTAGAAAGAAGGGCTTTCATGGCTTTCATGTATTTATAGTCACCTGTTGCCAATCCGTTATTATATTCTGGAAAAACATCTGATTTTCCTTCAATGATGAATTGTTCAAATAATTTAATACGTTTCATAGTTGTTATGCTTTCTTGGATTTCATCCATTTTTTTCATAGCCCAATCAACACCTTCATCTCCTCCCCAAATTAACCAGGCAATATAGCCANTATCTTTCCAGGGTTCATCTTTATATTCTGGGGCTATTTTAGAGTTTTTTCGGTGTCTATTAAACTGTGCCATTCTAGAAACTACATCCCTAGATAGCTTTTCACCTTTAGCCAGTTGATGTGCTCTTTGCCAACCAACTGCCGTGCCACCTTTTACTTCGTCTCGGCCGTATTTTTCTTTCCAGTCAATTGCCTTTTTCGCATTTGCTTTGGCCGCAGCTGGATAATCGCTGTAAGTATCTCCGGCTTCGAGAATGAATTGGTTAAACTCTAACAATAGTTTCATATCTTATTTATCCAATTTTTAGAAGCCGCCTCCCATCGCATCCATTGGATCTTCCTCAGGTTCTTTGGCATCTTCGGCGCTTTTTCTATTTTTATAGGCTTGATTTGCTTGTTTATCATCTGGACTCAGCTTCAAGTATCTATCTACTAAGAATTCCATGTCAAAATAATAATCTTCCTCCATAGTTACAGGATCTGTTTCTACTAAAGAATCTTTTAATTGACCAATAAAATCAATTCGACGCTCCATAATTTCCATATGTTTTAATTCAGCAAACATATTTTCTTCAATAAACTGTAATGATATTTGTGTTTTAAAACCCGGGTCTTCTTTAAACTCAGGAAATTTTAAACACATTTGTAGCCATAGTGGTTTAACTAGGATTTCCTGGAATGAACTACGAAGTCTTTTAATAAACTTAGAGAATTTAATCTCATCTCTAATCATACCGTCTGCAGCTAAATTAAAGTCTCCACCGCCATCTTCATACATAAAACGGTTAAATGGAATCTTAGATACTGCTTTTAATTTATCACTAAAATATTTTAGAGCGTCTGTATCGCTTAATTCCGGGCCTTCACCACCTAAAGTTTCAATTTCAGGCTGTTCACCACCTTTACTTGGTAACCAATACTCTTTATTAAACTGTAGCATTGGCTTACCGTTAGTAGTTAAGTTACCAGATTCCCAATCAAAGTCTACAACTTCTTTATAGTTATTCATTAGTTGTGCTAGAGATTGTTTTGCCCTAGTCTTAGATTTACCACCTACTGGAATAATAAACTTCATTCGATATGAAGAGTTGGTCACCGCCCAAATAACTCGAGTGTGTTCCATTATTCTTAGCAAGTTAAAAGAACGTATTAGTCTTTCTAAGTAGCTTACTCTAGACTTAGTAGTAATAGATGAATAAGAAATATAAATGATTTGAGAGTCATATAAGGTTCTCTCCTTTACTGGATCGTCTTTAAACTGTGTCCAAACTTTTTTACCATCTTGTTTATTATAGCCTGGTACTAGGGTAATCGGGTCTATTTCTTTAAAACCAATGATTTCAGTTTGTTCAGGATTGTAAATAATTTCAAACGATAAGTAACCATCGACTAAGAATTTTCTAAAATAATACCATGCTGATTGGTCTTGTGTAAAGCCAAAATACTGATAAATGTCACGATATGATTTCTTTAGGTATTTGTCAACATCTTCACTAACATCCATTCCGATTAGTTCTGGATTGGCAAAAAAGTTTTTATTGTCATATACGATAGTTTCATCACACAGAATGTCTAATATATCTTCAATTTCATCATAAGTTGAAAAATCTCTTAGCTCTTCTCTTTTTGATGCATATTCCTGATCGAAAAAAGGAATGTTTTTGCGCATATTAGTGTCTGCCATTGATAGAGCCGCAAAAGCACCATATAGGTCATCATTATCAATGCCCATTTGGTTAATCTGCCCATATCCCATTGCGTCCTCTAAAGGACCGATTGATTGGGACTGCCTTAGCACTAAATCATCATAGTACATCCCAAATGAAGATAATTTCTTTAGGGTGTCTTTTAATGTGAATGGCTTTTTACCATAGCTAAATGGACCATTTCTATCTACAAATCCTGCCATTGTATTTTGTATTGATTTTGTTTATATATCATCTTTTTATCTTCTAGAAAACAAGAGTCTAATTCCTCTGACCGTAGCGCCATTTAGGCTGATAAAATCACATAGTGCAATTTGAGGCCAACTTTGATAACTCACTACCGCTTGCTTGCTTTTTCTATTGGGTTTATATTGTCTAATTGCAAAGTCATATCCAAATCTTTTTAAATAAGCTTTTACGCCATCATACGTAATTCGAAGAGGTCTTTGTCTAGTTGCATTATTATATTTACTGCCTGATGAAGCGTTATTGATTTGCCCTTCTAGTCTATCATATAGGTCATCCATTAACTGTTCTTTAAATTTAACTGGTAATAAGTTCAGGTTAATGCCCAAATCATTGTCATCAACTCTTTCAATTGCTAATACTACTGGGTTTTGATCAAACCAGGGCAAATTTTCAGTAATTGGGTCGTATTCAAATACGTAGATTTTACCAGGCTCAAATCGAGTTCTAATCATTGAGGCCTCAGTTAGCTTACGACTACGTGTACTTTCTTCATACCAGTCTTCTGCCTTTCTACGAGCCTGTGCTTTACTACCCGCTTCTTTAACTAATCTTCTTATTTCTCTTTTAACGTAGCCCATTTAAAATAGTATCTTCAGTTAGAACAATGAATTGCCAGCCCCTATTTTCACAGTACTGGCGAGCTGCAGTATATTTATCCGTGTTTTTTATATATTGTTCGGCTAAAAATCGATAGGATTCTAGGGCCTTACGTGAATTCTTTTTCGGTGGCTTAGGCTTTTGAATCTGTGATTTAGGTTTAATTTCTACTAAGTATTCTACGGTAGAACCATTCTGTTTTAGTTGTTTGAAGTAAAAATCTGGATAGTATCGATGTGCTTTATTATCTTTTCTAAACCAGTATTTAATTTCAACTGGCTCACTGGACCAGTTTAATACTTTATCATTTTCATCACACCAAATACAAAACTTACGTTCCCATGAACTTCTGTAAATTATTGGCGTAGGGCCAATATACTTTCCAGGGTTCTTTGGATTAAAATACCCTTGATTAAAGTTTGAATTCTTGGTTGGTTTGACGTTTTTAATTGACATTAAATTGTATAAATTCCACCTTGATCTTCACCAGATCCTCCAACACCATCAATTGAAATTGTACCTCCATATTTCTTTGGGTGTATTTTATTCCAACCCTTTGCGTATCCTCGCTTAGCTATTTCTGTAAAATATGCAAAAGCNTTCGGGTAAATTGGGTTAAAGTTTCTCCAATATTTTAACAAGTCTAACATTGCAAATTGCAAGCAATCATTCTTATCATCTTCACTCACATATCTCATTTTTAAGATTGTTCTTTCTGCTAATAGTATTAACATTTTTTCGGCAGTTGGTGTTAACTTATCTAATTCCTTAGACTCGGACATCGCTGCATGAAGGTCTTTATTATTTAGGTAGTTCTTTTTTCTTTTCGCCACGTTGTTTTAATTATTTATTATTTTATACTAAAATATAGAAGATTGTTTCCGTTTTTATAAAAAGCAAAAAGGACCCTTTGGGTCCTTTAATATTATTTAAAATAGGGTTAATTACGATAATTCTGCAATTTTATCTTCCCAAGTTTTAATCTCTTCATTGATTAATTGGTCAGCTGCTTTAATTTCGGCAATAGATTTATCTGCTTCAGCTAAAATGCCTCTTTGGTCTTTTAAGAATGCAATCATCTCATTATATTCTGCGATCTTAGCTTCTTTTTCAGCCAATTCTTTTGCTTCACCTTCAACTAGTTCCGCTAAGAAAGATATTGCACTTTCACCTGTTTTTTCAGTAACGTATTCTGCTGCTGCATTTGCATTTTCTGCAACAAAGAAATTAGCTAGACGATTTTCAGTATTGAATCTTGAAACATATACCTTTTCATCTAACTTAAATACGTCTACAATATTTGAGTTACCTTCAAATGTAGCTGCAAAATCTAGTACAATAAAGTTTGATAGTAGGTTTGGCAATGATTCAAATAATTCTGCCTTTGGCTTTTCATTATATCTTACCATTCCTGCAGATAATACATGATTAGCGAAAGTATTACCTTCAATTAAAGAATCATTATGTTTGAACACGTTTTCGTTAATATCAAACGCGAATTTAAGTGCACCGTGGTACCACTTAATAGAGCTATCGCTAAATTCAAATGATTCAAATGCAGCAATAGTTGTTTTTAATGTTTGGTCTATTTTTTCAACCACATTAAGTGTATTTTCTTTCATTTCAAAAGTTCTACCATTAACATAGAATTGAAATGAATCTTCCACTTTAATAAAAGGTGCTAAAATATTAGTCTTCATAAGTTTTAATTTATTTTCTTTTTATAATCTTATATATCATTATCATCGATGACATTTGTATCGATTGTTTCTCCTGTGTTTGGATCAGTGCTTGGAATGATATTGTTTTTAATTTCAAACATTCTATTACCGATATGTGTTTCAGTTTCCCATTCAAAAGAGGGTAAATGTGTATTAATTTCTACCGGTACAGTAATCTTATAGTTTTCTTTGTCTTCAAATGTAAAGTCAATTGGGCGTTGAACGTCATAATCATCAGGCATTGCATAATATGCAGGCAATCTATAAG